GAGCATCACCCCCAGGCCGGCGGCATAATGCCCGACAGCACGGCGGGGAAGCGCGACCGGATATGCTCAACCATCAGATTTGACAACACCGCGCTGCAGGTGAAGGCCTTATTCAGGCCCAGCAGCCTGTTCGTCCAGTTCGCAAACGTCGCCGCGTTAACCAGGCTCCCATCAAGCGAATGCGCCTTCGCCATCAGCGCGTACGCATACTGGCGCAGCACCTCCGGCGACTCCGTTTCCGTGCCAAAAACGGCGCTGGAGGAGTACTTGGTAAACAGCGCCGCCAGGCACAGCAGCGTTTTGCCCTTTTCGCCGTCGCTGGCAGAGGCTAAACCGTACGCGCCGAGTAGCTCTTCGTAATGCGCGTCATTCAGACCGTAGCGACCGGCCCCTGGCGAGTACGTGAGCTTAGGCGCGAAGATGCCCTTCAGCGTTTTTTGATGTGTCGCACTGACCAGTTTTGTCGCCGAGTATTTGGCACCCGCGGCGGAGACAAACGGCGTCTCCAGGCTTCCCAGGTTTAACGCCTTCAGCAGCAGCAGGAACTTCGCGCTGTTCTGCATATGCTGGTAGGGGTCATTAAAGAGCGGAAACGCCTTGGCAAAAAGCTCACCTGACGGAGGGGACTCTGCCGGGCTTAAGTTCACCCCGTCCTTGTACAAATAAACGTTATGCCATTCCGTGCCGGATTGGGGCCTCAGCATGCCCTCCAGCGACGCCAGCGAGAGCAGCATGGCGCAGACCCTCGCGGGCTGGGCAGAAAGAAGAATGAAATTGACGGCATGCTTATCGCTCCAGTCGGGCTTCCCTTCCCCATTCCCAAAATCTTCCAGAGTGGAATAGGCCTTTATTCGCCCATCCCGTAAGTAGGTCTCATAAAGCCCGGCGGCTTTTTCCTTCATCGCCGGCGTGCTGTATTTAGCCATCCCCTGGGCAATAATCTGAATAAAGGTGCCGTTGTGGGTGAACATGCGTTCTGGCTGACGGGTGAACAGGTCTACGGACAGGTTAAATATACCCATACGTCGTGGGATGACCAGCCCGTTATGCTGGCTCAGGTAGCGTCCGCAGAGCGTGACCAGCCAGGCGGTGATATCCGCATCATCGGTGTAGGGCGCTTTAGACAGGATATCAAGCAGGGGCAGGTCCACGGCGGAGGTGTCGGCCCAGGTTTTCTGCAGCGACCTCATCAGCTCCCGCGCCATGCGCAACTTGACGTCGGCGTACTGCTCATCGATGCTGTCCATCATGGTCAGCAGACTGCCGCTTGCGGGGTTGTTGATATGGTTGAGATGGGTGTCCAGCGTTGTGCTATTCCATTTGGGTAGCTTGAGCAAAGCACCTTTCTGTAAAATATCGCTCAGGTCAGCCCCGTTCAGCTTGGTCCCCCTCAAATCAGCACCGCTCAGGTTAGTCCCGTGCAGATTAGCCCCGCTCAAGTCCATCATGCGGAGGCTCACCCCCCTCAGATTAGCGTCCCTCAGATTAGCACCCCTCAGGCTATCCCCTCTCAGGTTAGCATCGCTCAGATCAATCCTGTAGAAGTTCACCTTACTCAGGTTAGCACCGCTTAGGTTGGCACCTCTCAAAGCAGCGCTGCTCAGGCTGACCCAGCTATGCCGGATCCCACTAAGGTTGGCCATGCTCAGATTGACATCTGTCAGCAGGCTCCCGTTCAGGCAAGCTTCGCTCAGATTGGCCCCGCTCAGGTTAGCCTTATCCAGCCAGCTATTGTTCAGATTAGCTCCGCTCAGGTCTGCCCCGCTCAGGTTAGCCCTGCTTAGGTTAGCCCCGCTTAGGTCTGCCCCGCTTAGGTTGGCTCCGCTTAGGTTAACATCCCTCAGGTCAGTAAAGCCATCGTCAGATTTTCCCCTCTGATGCCAGCTCAGGTCAGCATTATTTAGATTAGCCCCGGCTAGTTTAGCTCCGAAAAACGCTGCGCGGCTTAGACAAGCGCCTCTCAGGCCGGACTCTCTCAGATCAGCCTCACGCAAGTTCGCGTAGCTCAGATCAGCCTCGCTCAGGTCAAGCCCGCGAAGGTTAGTTTTAAAAAAATTGGCTCCTCGAAGGTTCATGCCATTGTTATCAGTTAAAACTGCGGAGGTGGACCGAAGCCGTCCCTTATGGCGCAACATCAGGGCGGTGCTAATACGGCAGAACTTATCCTTATCCAGCTCTGCCACGACAGTTTCGCTGTCCTTGCTGACCTCAACGGTCACTGGCCCTGCCGCGTTGTGAATCGCTCCCGGCTGCGTGAATATAATGGTGTAGCCGAAACAATCAACGACCAGCCTCTCTGGGGGGGTATAGGGGTGAACGTCGGAGCTTCCCTCCTGAATAAGCGCCGTTTTCATGGCTTGTGCGAACGCCTCGTAGGGCTTAGCGTTCTCCCTGCGCACGCTACCATCGGTAAAGAAATTGATAATATACGCCAGAATCCCCCGGGGGCGGGTCAGGTCGTCTAATTCCTGCCTCGTGGCGACTCCTGAACAGTGTTCCGCTATTCTGCACATCTCAGCAGAATTAGGTGTGGTAATTAATGTCATGATTATCCTCGGGATGCAAAGGCACCACGTTTAGCCGTGTTCAAAAAAAAGACTAATTATAATTGCGAGAATAAATTTAGCTCGGGGAGCGGGCGGGAAGCATGCGGTAAACGTCGTATATTTAGGGTTAATAGCCTTAGGGATATTCAGGGAATTACTGCGGGGATTTTAAGTTGCTGAACAGAAACATTCTATGTGGCGTTCCCACCACAACAGGGGAAGACCCATATAAACACAGTGAATGAAGGGCCGCACGGTGGAAAACCTAAGTAAACAGCAATTAATACTTTCACGTATTCAAGTCATCGCAGATATTTCACAGACTGCGCAGTGTAATTCACAAGAATTTCTCATCGTTATGGCGCTGATTTCCGAACTGGCGGCTCAGGCATTGCCCGAGCATCATGATGAGCCCGCGTTATGCGATACTCCCCCCGACAATATCCCTATGAAACATCCTTAACGCGGGTCTTCAGGCGCTTAAGCCACTTTTTTCGGTTCGCCGAAAGCGGGCTAAGCGCGCCTGCCTTCTCTTCTTCGCTTTGCCCTCTTCGTTTTATCTTCTTTGCTTGCCCGCTTCCTTCACTTTCACTGCCCCCTTCTTCTTGTTGTGCCATCAGGTTCACAACGGGACTTCATTGCCGCGCTTCCTCGCTTTTCGCACACTGATAACACCTCCCAGCTCATCCAAGAAAAACCGGAACGTCATCATGAAACTATATGCACAACAAGGGGATACCGTTGATTCGATGTGCTGGCGCTTTTACGGCCGCACCGCGTCAGTGGTGGAGAAAGTCTACCAGGCCAATAACGGCATTGCCGGGTTAGGCCCCGTTTTGCCGCACGGTACCGCGGTTGAAATGCCCGATATCGCTGAGGCTTCCGTTAAAGAGTCCCTCCGATTATGGGACTGAGCACAGAACGCGTGGCCTCAACCTTCGCCTACCTCATCGCCACGTTCATGGCCTGGCTCGGTGGGCTCTCGCTGCAAGATATCGCTTTTCTGGTCGGTGCCGGCGTCGGTGTTGGCACCTTTCTGGTGAACTGGTATTACCGGCGCAAAAGCTATCTGCTGCTGGCCCGCAGTGGGCTGAGTAAGGAGACTTATGAACGCCTCAATTCTTAAAAAGTGTAGTGCTGCCGTGGTGCTCGGTCTGATGTTTCTGCTGCCGGGCTACCTGTCATTATCCACCTCCGAAGCGGGCTTGCGGCTCATTGCTGATTTCGAGGGCTGCCAGTTGGCTCCCTATCAGTGCAGCGCAGGGGTCTGGACAACCGGTATCGGTCACACGGCAGGGGTTACGCCTAAAGGGGCGATCACCGAACAACAGGCGGCGGAGAATTTACTGGCGGATATCAAAACCGTCGAAAAAGGGCTGCGCGTCTGCATGCCGGTCGAGATGCCGCAGCCGGTGTATGACGCCGTCGTGGCCTTCACGTTCAACGTCGGTGTGCGCGCTTCATGCAACTCCACTTTGGCCTTTTTCATCAAAAAGCAGCAATGGCGAAACGCCTGCGACCAACTGCCGCGTTGGGTATTTGTTAATGGCGTACGCAGCGCCGGGCTTGAACGCCGCCGCACCGCAGAACGCACGTTATGTTTGAGCGGAGTCTGACCATGCGCGCCTTGCTGATCCTGACCTTCGTCTTAGCCATATCGTTATTAGCGATGACGGTTTACAGCCACGGCTTGCGTCAGGAAAAGGACGCCCTGAGCCACAGCCGAGATGCGCTGATCCTACAACTTAGCCAGCGCGACAGCCTTATCACCGCGCTTAACCAACAGATGCAGCAACGAGAACAGGCCGAGCTGGCGCTGCGGGATTCGCTGAGTCTG